TAGCCCCAAGGGTTGCCCGCTTGGTTGGTGGCGTTACCCGTCTTGGCAACGAACTGCATATCGGAACCTTCGCAGTCCCGAATGCGTGCGCCCTGACGGAAGGGGTTTGCGTAACGCAAGGCAGCGAAGGCGTCGTCAAAGATGACGCGACCGCCAATGCCTGAGCCGGAGCCTGTAAGCGCCGAGGCTTCAGAGATGTCCACCTTGACTTGGCGGTTTTCTTGGATGGCAGACTTGATGCCGTTCAACAGCAGTTCAGTTACCGTGCTTTGTTGCTTGTCCATTGGCGTAGTCCTTTGCAAAGTGCGCCCGAAATCCCTTTCAAAGAGACTCAATGAATCCCTTTGAAAAGAGGGGAGCCGAAGCCCCCCATCTTTATTAAGCGCCCGTAGCGGTCGAGCGATAGCGAACACCACTAAAGGGGTCGCGTACGGACGTTGCGAGTCGCTTTTCGCCGAAGAAAGTTATGAAACCGGGGGCCGTTTGGTCGTACCGGCGCATAACCATGTTCAGGCGGTCGATGATTGTGTAATACCGCGACCAGTCGCAGAAAAACATGGGGTACTTAGAGACAGTACCGGCAGACGCACCGGCCGCGTTGGGCGAATCAACATAAGAGTTGACCACCACATCGAAGCCGAGCAGATTGCCGACGATGCCCTCGGTCACGCCGGGATGCATACGCTCGAAAATCGGCGTGCCGTTGTTGTCCTTCAGACCACGAATGGCCGAGAGCATGACCGGGTTGATCATCCACTTGGCATTCGGAGTCCAGTACTGCTGCGGCAGTGCGTACAGCATGTTGACGCAATCTTGGTACGTCACGTTGTTAGCCGTGCCGAAACCGTTAGTCGTCAACTGGTCATACGTTGCCAGCGAGTGCAGACCGGAGGTCGAAGAAGTACCCGACGAACCGAACGCCGACACAGAGGTCGTGCCGCCCGTGTAGGTGGCATTTGCGCCGCCATACTGATCCAAGCCGCGCAAGCCATCAGCGCCGCCAGTAGCAACCGAAGTGCCCGTGCCGCTTTGGTCTGAGTTCTGAATCATCGACGCGGCCTCCGCAGCCGCGAATTCGGCGAGCATGTCGTCAACAACGTTCGCTTCCAAACCGTCGATGTCGTCAAGTGCGGCAGTACGGATCGGGAATTGGACGTTGATGTCCTTCAGCACCAGTTGCCAAATGGAGGTGTTTTCAGTCGTTGCCGCGCCGTTGTTTTGAATGGCGTAGCCCCACTGAGCGCCTGCGTTGCCCGTTTTCACCCGGAACTGATAGGACGAGCCTTCGGTAGCAACCGTGCGGGCAACACCACGCAGCGGGTTATACAGACGCAGAGCCACGAACACGGGATCGTATGCAGTACGACCACCCTTGCCGTCGCCGCCTGCGGTCAGTTGCGAGGCTTCGTTCATGTACGCGTAATACTGAGACTCGTCAGCGAACATCTTGAGTTCCTTCTCGAAACTCTTGCCGCCGTTGGCGTAGTCACGCAGTTGCTCACGCACCGCACGGTTCACATCGGTGCGAACCGACTTGGCGATGGGACGAATCAGGCCGGGAGCGTTCAGGCTTGCGACCTTGGCTTCCAAGGTGGCGACCTTCTCGGTCAGTTCAGCCTTGGCAGCTTCGACAGACTCGTTAGCCTTGGCTGCGATTTCTTCAGCTTTGGCAAGGGTAGACGCTTCGATTGCGTCCAACTTTTCGATGATTTCCTTAGACATGATCAGCCTTTCAGACGATTGGAAAGATGCTTGAGAATTTCCCGCTGCTCTAGGGCAGCAAGCAATTCGGCTTCGGTCGCTTCCGCATCAGGCTCACCCTGAGTCGGCGCAATTTCAAGAACGGTCGTCACAACCTCACGCTGCTCCAACACTTTCTTGAAGGTAGATGCGGCAGCGACCGCATCTTTCTTGGACAGCCCTGCTTCACGCAAAGCCTTCTCCAAAATCTTGAGATCAGCAGAGCCATCGGGTCGGAAGAATTCCAACTTGTGTACTTCTGCCATCGGGTTGTTTGGATGCATTACGACGGAGACTTCTCGGAGTCCCCCTTGCGAAATTTGGAAGTAACCTTCTTCCATATCGCTGCCGCTTTGGAGGGGATTGCCCTCAGCATCGACCATACAGTATTCATCTGCGTATGCTCCTACAGAGACACCGCCGAACATAGCCGGGGATTCGGTCATCACTTGATACAGATCAGACCCTTGAGTGGTGTTCAGGTACAGACGGCCCTCTGCCATCATGCCCTTGTCAGTGAATTCAAATGCAGTCCACTCACCCACCGGCATTGCATCGGCGTTGTGATTGACAAACATGGGCAGTGGTCGCTTGGTGTCAGCGAATTCCTTTGCCCACTGCATAAAGCCTTCCGGCTTGTAATAGAAGCGCCGACCATCAGCGCCCTCACGCGGCCCCCAAGTGGTGACGGTGGCTTCAATCTTTCCGCTTGGCTCTTGGTTTCCTGCCGCCTCGGGTAGAACCAGTTTTGCTTCGCAGATCAGTTGGATTTGTTTCATTGATGACCCCTTCAAAGACCGTCGTGTTTATGTCTTGTATTTTGGGGGACATCAGGCGCGGAACCTGAATAGGCAATTCCGCAGGCTGACGCACTTGGTTTGCAAGTGCCGCTAACAATTTTGCGTGAACTGCCATATTCGGTCAAGTTGTGCCGATGTTCATGCGCCGGGTCTGATTCCCGCCGCCGCCGCCCGTGTCTTGTGGTGAACTTCCCGGAATGGGCTTTTGATCGCTGTTCTTGCCGACCAACTCACTAGCCCCGTCCATCGTGTGCCTACCGAGGTATTCCCGCGCTTCGTTGGGCGTAAGTATGCCTGCATTTACCCCCGCCACCACATAATTCATTTGATCCAGTGGTGCGCCCATCAGGAATTGCTGCGTGTCAAATTCTACGGACAAAGACGGGTAGCCCGCTAGTAGATGTTGCTTGAGCTTCTGCCGGATGTTCACGATGATCGGGTACATCGTGGATTTGTAAAACTCATCCAACATCGTCTGCGTGTTGTTGTACTTCCCGTCTGCGATTCCGATCATCGCCGGGGGCACGCCAAACAAGCCGCAGATGCGCTTCATGGTTTGCAGCTTCAAAGCCGCTGCGTCCGCATCTTGCAATGAAAGCATCTTCAAAGGCTCATACTTCATGCCCTGATCCAACAGCATCCCCTGACCGGGCTTGGACGGGTCGGTGGTCCGGCTTCCCGTCATGCTTGACCATGCTTCCTTCAGCCGCGCAGCAATCTCTTTGTACTTGGCGTCAGGAATGACCGATTCGGTCACGAACATCCCCGAAGGCTTCGCGCCGTTCTGCATCACATAGTTGGCGTACAGGTCGATGTCCTGATCTAGACCGACCAACTCCACCGCAAGGATGCCCTTGTTGAAGCCCGCTGAACCTTGCCAAGGCATATCCTTGATATGCATGACTTGGTAATACTCTAGCGGCTCGTCCTTGGAAAACCCGTAGGAAGGCGTGGACAAGCGATACGACGGGTAGCGGGTCGGGGTGAGCGTGACCGCAATCAGCGTCGAATCGAGAATGAACATCTCGGTGGGCGTCTGCGTAGGATTCTTTTGATCCTTGCGCCACCAAAGCGTAAAGGCTTCGCCCAAGAGGTCATGCCACATCAACCACTGATACCAAAATTCGTATTGGCTTTGGAATTGATTGGGGTTCTGTAGCAGGGACAAGACTTGTTGGGCCTTGGTCTTGTTCCGGGTGGATACGCGGGAATCTTTGACGGCATCGACCACGGTGCCATCGTCCAACTCGCACATGATCTTGATGGGCAACTGACTCAAGGCGCGGGCTTTTGCGCCAAGTGCTGCCATCACCGTACTATTTCGGGACAGAGTGGAGACATCAACCACCCGCCCTGCGTCTGTAACGGCACTCGTGGTGACGTACAGAATCTGTGTGTTGACCGTTGGCCTACGGTTGTCGCCCTGATAAACGACGTTGTTTCCTAGCGCAGTTTGGCCGAAAAGTGTGTTCGCCGAATTGTCGGCCACCTTCTTTCTGAAGATGTCAAACAGTTTCACGACATTTCCCCTTGTTCAGCCACGTTTTCCGCTTACTTTACCACTCAAGCGTGCGGAAACCAAACGAATCTGCGGTGTAGACGTTGTCTAGGTGGCAATGGATCGCCATGATCATGGCAATGATGCCGTCAATCTTGGCTGACGCATCGGCTGCGTTCTTCCTAACCTTCACGTTGGCGTTGATATCCACGAAGCATTCACAGTTTCCTAACTGCCAACCCACAAAGGGATTACCCGAATGCTTGATTGCGCCTTTGAGGATCAATTGCTCGGCGGTCTTGGAGGGGTTGGACAGGACGGCCATGCCCTGACCCACCTTTTTCACGGGTAAGCCCTTGGCATACAGACTCGCCACCAATGCCGCCGCGTTGTAGGGGTCGTATGCGATTTCCTTGATTTCGTACTTCTCGGCTTGGGAAGTGATGTAAGCATCTACTTCGGTCAGGTCGGTAACGTTGCCCGGTGTCAGCTTGAGGATGCCGGACTTGCAGGCCTGATCGAAGATGCTGAGGTAGTGGTTCGGGATTAGGTTCAAAGAATCTTCGGGCAGGAAGAACTTGAACTCCGCGTAGAAGTCCTCCTCGCCGTATCGGTGCAGCGTGCAGACCGCGTTTAGGTCGCGGGAGTGGGCCAAGTCGAATGCCATGAAGGTGGATTCGGGCTTGCCCTCGGGCATCGGGGCTGCGGCTTGATCCCAATGCTTGCGATCCACCCACGCCGAATTAGCCGAGACATAGACGTTGAGTTGCTTGCACAGGAATTCGTTGAGGCTTGCCGGTTTAGCCGATGCCTCATCTGCCATGTGCTGAATATGCTCAGTCGTCACCGAGATGCCGAGCATGGGGTTAGCCTTGCCCCAAGTGGATTGGTCGCGCCAGTTGTCGCCTTGGTCGATGGAATAACAAAGTCCAAACCACTTGCCGTTGTCGGAAACGTCGCCCCGAAGCAGGCTGCGGAAGTAGGTCAGGTCTTCAAAGAACTTCGTTTCGCGGGTGAACGAGGCCGTGGTCATGTAGACCCGCAGGGGGTTTTTACGCGCCCCCATGCCCGAATGGAGCACTTCGATAGAGGATCGCTCGGTGATCTGCGCGGCTTCGTCTATAAGGGCGCAAGAGGGGTTCTTGCCGTCGCCGGTCTTGCGGTTATCCCGGCTGAGTGCCCGGTAAGTCGAAGTCGAGTCGCCCTGTTTCTTGATCTCGGATCGGTAGGTCAGGAACTTCGCCGCCAATTGCTCGTGCATCGCCTCCACAATGGCTTTGGACGAATCAAAGCAGATGGATGCCTGCTCGCGGCTTGTGGCAAGCGTGAAGACTTCCGCGCCCGAATCCCCGAACATCAGTTCGTACAGGGCCACGATGGAGGCTAGGGTCGTCTTGCCCGACTTCCGGGGCACAAACAGGATGACATCGGTGACCCATCGCTTAGAGTGGTCGGCCTTGTCCCTGAACCCATAGACACCTGCAAGAAACAGGATTTGAAAGGGCTGCAAGACGATAGGCTTGCCTGCGTCCGGCCCTTTAACGTGGCGGCAGAAGTTGACGAACTTGAGAACGTGCTCAGCTTTGGACGGGACGAATTCGTAAGGCGCATCCTTACGCTCGGCCATGTCGAGGAATCTCTGACAGGCTAGCCTGACATCCTCACACGCCGAGATGTCGCCCCGGGTGACCGCAGCCGCGTACTGAAACGCAGGATCAAGCATGGGCAAACAGCTCGTCTACCTCGGTGGGCTTGTTGACCTTCTTTGGGCGACCACGCGCCACCAAACCCAATTCCCCGAGAATCTTGATCAGCTTGTCGATGCACTCATTCCTGAGCTTGACCCATCCGGTCGTGCCAACACCCGCCGCATACTGCGTGATGTAGCCTTCCTCATTGATGTGCCGCTGCGCCTCAGTCAGTGACTCCATGATCACAATCATCGACGCAATCAAGGTTTCGTCACTCGGCGAGATCGACCCATAAGTGTTTTCCAACTCATCCCGGATCAGAGTCTCAAACACGGTCGCGTCCCAAGAATTCGGGTCTTTGAAAAACCCGATGATCTGCCGAGGGGGTTTGCGCTTTGGTTCTTTCATGGGAATTCCCTTTCTTCTCTTGTCAGATTCTCTTACTTTAGCTTAATAGGCTTCAACTTTGACTACGAAGAAAGCTGAC